GCGTGTCCGCATGCAGACTGCAAGGGTTTCCTGAGTACGGCGTGGAAGTGTGGTCTGTGTGAGAACTGGGCGTGCCCGACCTGCCACGAGGTCAAGGGCCTCGACAAGGATGCAGAGCACACGTGCGATGCGAATAACGTCGCGACCGCCGAGCTTATGGCGCGCGACACGCGCAACTGCCCGAATTGTGCTGCTGGAATTTTCAAGATTAACGGGTGTGACCAGATGTGGTGCACTCAGTGCCACACCGCTTTCAGCTGGCGGACGGGACGGATCGAGACGCACATGGTCCACAACCCGCACTACTACGAGTACCAGCGCGCACGGGGCACTCTGGCGCGCCAGCCGGGCGATGTCCCGTGTGGAGGCTTCCCAGACTGGCACATCATCTCTCGACTTATCGGCGGCGGCGCAAACCTGTATGCTACAAGGCTTGAGCCAGGAGCCAGTAGCGTGAACGTTGTGAAAGCGAACATCATCAGCGCATATCGTTCGCACCCTCATGCGATCTACACTCTGGTCCCACGCTACACAGTGGAGGATCGACGGACTGAGAACCGAGACCTCCGTGTCAAGTTTATGATCGGGGACCTGACGGAGGATGAATTTAAGAAGAAAATACAGCAACGCGAAAAGGCGAACCAGCGCAAGACGGCCATCCGACAGGTCCTCGAGATGTACACAACCATCATAACAGATCTCTTCCAGAGTTTTCAGCAGGAAAAGGATGTGACTGTACTTTACGAGTCTCTGTGTGGACTCCGGGACCACTACAACACGACCCTCGGACGGGTCCAGTTCGCCTACAAGTGCGCGGTTCCAAACTTGCTGAATGATTTTAATTTCAGAGTCTAGCTCAACCCCATCTGCACATCAGTTCCCATCGGCGCCGTGTCTACTAAGTTATTTCTGACCGAATAGACGTTCAGTTTTCCTTCTTTACAGAGTTTTCCCATGAGAATATCGATTTGGTGTCCGATCGGGTTTTCTTTATTTTGAACCATTTTCAGGGCCCCTTGCCTATTGATGAGATACCCTCCCGCTCCATAAAAAGAGTGCAGTCTTCTGAATCCTCCATCTACATCGGGGCATTCCATGCAGCTTTGTGCGCCGAACATAACAAGATCCCAATCCTGTGGAAGGTTGTCGAACGTGTTCCCAAATTTTGGCAAAATCTTGGAGTCATCTTCGAATATTAATGCTGAAGGCTTTCCGCTCTTCAGGAACTCTTCGTAAGTCTTATAATGGCTGAGGTAGCACCCAATCATACCAGGTGTGAGTTCAGAGTGGTCTCTTCTTTTTCCAGTCTTTAAGATTTTCTGGGTACTTTCCGTTATGTGTCCATCAATTTCTTCGAGTTTAGACCCGTCTATTGCTTGCACTATTATCAAGTTATTAGACGCAATTTCTGATTTAGAATAGTGTTCCTTAAACTGCCGAAGACGATCAGCTCGTCGAGGGAGATTGATGACATACGAGTCCAGACCGCCAGTTTCAAAAGTTGATGACTTTCTATAAACAATAATGGCACAAATAATGAAAACTAATACAGCCACGATGAAAGAGCCATGCATAATACTATTTCCTAGAAAAATATTAGGCAATAATATGTATGTATACTTGGCCGTAGTGGCTGTTATCGTGTGTCTCCTGATAGTGCTACTGTATTTGAGACGCGAGCAATTTTCGGATCCGAGACCTGATATTCAGAAACTACTCTCAAAGATTCAGAATGATGAAATTCCAAAAATTATATGGACTTATTGGGATTCTAGATCTGTCCCAGACGTTGTGCAAAAGTGCATAAACACGTGGCGGAATCACAATCCGGATTACGAGATCGTCGTGCTGTCGAACGAGGACATTCCATACTATTTACCAGAAACTGATGTATTGGGTATGAAAATGGCCAACACTCCTCAGAGAACTGCGGACTTAATTCGAGTTCACATACTCGAGAAATATGGAGGTATTTGGGCGGATGCGACAATTATGATGAATGGATCACTTGATTTTATTCAGTCTAAGAAGGGGTATGACTTTGTCGGGTATCATATCGGAAAGATGATGAATCGCCCGGAATCACCCGTGATTGAAAATTGGTTCTTTGCAGCGCCGCCCAGGAGTGTATTCGTAAAAAATTGGCGAGAATGTTTCACTAAGATTAACAACTTTGAAACTCCAGATGACTATGTGAAAAGTATTACTGACCAGGGTGTAGACATTAGCAAGGTGGAGAGTCCAGGATATCTCACGATGCACGTGGCATCACAGTACGTTATACAGAAACAGATGTCTCCGTCTGAGGTCTTACAGAAGCTCTCTTTAATAAAGGCCGAGGATGGTCCACTCAAGTATCTTCACGACAACGACTGGAATTCTCACAAAGGATTATCGAGTATGTGTAAAGACTCGTACGATCATCCTATTATAAAGTTCAGGGGTACGGAAAGGGAAGTTATAGAAAGGAATCAGTCACTCAGATGTATTTTTGATTAATTTCTAAACTAAAATTAGATGTGGCACTGGGCGGTCATCATACTGATCTTGGCAGTCTTCGTACTTCTTTGGTGGCGGCGGTCAGATCCATTCACCATCAAAGAAATACCAAAAATCATATGGACCTACTGGGACTCTGAGAAGCTCCCCGATTTTATACAGAAATGTATCGACAAGTGGCGTCAGTTGAACCCTGGGTGGACTATCAACATTCTCAGCCCCGGGAACCTTGGCGAGTATCTCCCTGGGGTTGACATTTTTGGAATGAAATTCGCAGACACCAAGCCCCGTCAGTCAGACTTTGTGAGACTTCACGTGATGGCAAAATATGGAGGGATCTGGTGTGATGCTTCTATGGTTCCGACGAAATCATTTGACTGGGTTCTCGATACCCAAAGGTCCAAGGGGTCCGAGTTTATAGGGTACTACCGGGAGGCTGCGACGACTCGCCCAGAATACCCAGCCATCGAGAGTTGGTTCTTTGCCAGTATTCCTGGAAGCAATTTTGTTTCAAAATGGAGGGATGAGCTCGGGGTCATGAACACTCTCAAGCATGAGGCTGATTACAAAGACCACGTGAAGGAACGTGGGGTCGATATACAGAATATCCCACAGCCAGACTATCTAAACGTCTACCTGTCCGCACAGGCCGTTATGCAGACTCAGATGACACCTGATGAAATTAAGGATAAAATTCACGTCCTCAAGTCTGAGGACGGCCCGTTCGAACACTCGGTGACCAACAACTGGGATCCTGCCAAGGCAATCAAGAGTCTGTGCGATAAGCCAAAATCGGACCTCCCAGACTTGATAAAGATATACGGGAACGAGCGTCGGGCCATGGACTCCGACCCGAGTCTTGCGTGTGCGAATAAGATTTTCGAGGGTGGCGTGGAAGGTCATCAGTTGTAAAACAACTCGAATTAAATTACAAACTCCCAATTTGTAAATTTAATTGTAATTACTTTTTGTGCCTATTTTGGGGTCAAAAAGTAATTATCCGCGATTTCCAGGAATTGTGTCAAGATTCATGGGGTCCGTGGGTCTTCAGAGGGGCGAGGACCTCCATCGGGGGCATGCAGATCCCAGCAATTTTGATCTAAAATTCATAGAGGACGCACAGGTCGGGCTGGGACCTCCCATCGGGGGCATGCAGATCCCAGCAATTTTACATGAGAATTGAGAGGTCCAGGGGACACGGGGTTTCACAGAGGGGCAACCATCTCCATATACTTTCACACATGCGAGCAATTTTGTTATAGAATTGAGTAAGGTCTAGGGCACACGGCCGGGGCTCCGCCCCCGCCCCCGCCGCTCCGCGGGGGCCGGCCCTTTTTGACACGTGTCAATATCCAGGGACCCCAGAAAATCCCGCTTCATTTCTTGAAACAGGTATGGATTTGGTTTGAAATTGGGACCCCCACCGAAAAGGGGCACATCAAACTCCAAAAAACTCCAGGCCGGCTTTTTTTCTTAGATGAATTATGAGAAGATAAAGAGGTCCCCACAAATAGTGGAAAAAACACTCGTGTTTTAGGTATCAAATTTGGT